ATGTTAAAAATTTTAAAATTTTTAATAGATATATATACGGAAATATATTTTTAGTTAGTTATTATATAATTAATAGTAAATATCTATTATTATTATTTATTATTTATAAATATATCAGGTTTTATTTTATTTTTCCAATATTTTTTACTATCATCTTCTAATTTTTGAAGTCTATAATAGTAAAATGGATCTTCTTTTAAATGAGCAACAACAATTTTAGAAGTAATATTTTTATTATGATGTGTTATATCGTTGTGTTCTAATTCTACATTAAGTCCATATTCCCATTGTTCTAAATTTACTACATCTAAATTTATATTAAATTTTTGTGCTAATTTTAAAGCTACTTTTTTATTAATAATCATATAAATATATATTAGAAAAATTAATTATTACTTTTAAATAAAAAATTAAATATAATAATAAAATATCTGTACTATTAATATATAAATGTCTATTCAACTAAAATCAAGAGTTAGTCCAAATCAGTCTTATCATCTATATTATGATTTAGATATTATTAATAATGATACTACTGGATTAAATCCACCACAAAGATTAACATTTAATGAAATTAGAAATAGTCCATATTTAATGTCTCCTGAAAATTATTTTATGAGTGTTACTAGATTCAGTATTCAAACTCCCAGTTTACCTATTTTTATACCACAAGCACAGATTGGACAATCTGATCAAAATCGATTAATTTATAGTTTTACATTGAAGTATAAAACTTATGAATTCCAACAATATATACGATATATACCTAGTGATTTATCTCAACCGTTACCAGCTCCTCCTATTGAATTTCAAGATATAGAATCTGCTTATTATTTTGTGTATACTTACCAACAATGGATAGCAATGGTAAATAATGCTTTATCTTTAGCATTTATTGGATTGAATGCATTAGTTGTTGCAGGATCTGATACATTACCTACACCAAACCCCCCATTTATGGAATTTGATCCACAAGCACAATTATGTATATTAGATTGTGATGAAGCAGGATATGCAAATACATTAGTTGATCCTATATCTATATATTCTAATGCACCTTGTTACACATTATTTGGATCGTTTCAAGCCATTTATTTAGGTTATTCTAATATAATTAATGGTAAAAATTTTCAATATGTAGTAAAAAATATTAATAATACAAATCTTTTAAATCTTCCGACATATAACGCAATCCAAATGTATCAAGAAGGATCTACAACTGCTTTATGGAATCCAGTACAATCTTTAGTCTTTACAACTGCTTTATTACCAGTCATTCCAGAAATGATTTCAGTACCAAAAGTATTTAACGCAGATTCTAATTTATTTAATACAGGAAATAATTCAAATATTCAACCTATGATGACTGATTTTATAGTGAATTACAGTCCTTCAAATACGTATAGACCTAATGTTGTTTATACGCCAAGTGGAGAGTATAGATTAATAGATTTATATGGACAAACACCACTAAATTCAATCGAAATGTCCGTATTTTGGAAAGATAATTTTGGCGGTATGCATCCATTTTATTTAAATTCAGGATGTAGTGCAAGTATAAAATTATTATTTAGACGAAAAGATTATAACAATGTTGTAATGTAAAAATATTAAAATAATATATAAAAAAATACAATATATAAAAAAAAATATAAATTTATTAATTTATTTTTGCAATAATAATAATAATAATAATAATTTTTTTTCTTAATTATTATTATATATAATGTCTCAAGATTTTAAAAAAGTATTGGTAAAAGATGATCGATTAAATGTAACTGATTCTGTAAGTTATGCCGTATGTAAAGGGGGGCAAAATATGACATCGAGTCAGTTCAATGCGATATCACAAAGTACGTCTTCTCATACTTATAACATCCAAGTCCCTAGTGAACAGACCCTAATTGATCGTCGGATTCTGTGGCAATCTACAGTCATTCTTAAAATAAATGTTAGCACTGCCGGAGGAGCCCCCGGTAATCGACCTGCAGGTTCTTTGCCAATTCAGTATGGTTTGACTGACGCGTTAGCCCCTTTTCCATTACACAATTTGGCAAGTGTTATGACTGCAACTATTAACAATAACTCTGTTTCTATTAATATGCAAGATGTTTTACCGTCAATTCTTCGTTTTACAGATAAACGAGAATTACAAAGATATAATGGATATACACCTGTTCAATATGATACGTATCAAAATTACAATGATGGTATTGGTGCAAACAATAATGTTCTTGGTGGTTGGAGTCTTACATCTGATAATGATCTTAGTCCACGTGGTTCGTGGGTACCTGATTGGGTATCTAGCGCATACCCATTCACTGTTGCTGGTGTACCTACTGCATTAACTCCGCTCAGTGATGTGGTTTATGTTCAGTTCACGGTTACTGAACCTCTTCTATTGTCGCCATTTATTTTTGGAAACCCAAAAAGTAATAACCAAGCGATGTATGGTATCCAAAATATGAATTTCGTATTTAATATTAATGCAGGTAATCGTGTATGGCGTACGTCTAATCCATACGTTAACAGTGTTGTTCCTATATCATTTTCTAATTCTAGGTTGATTTTTAATTTCTTAACCCCTCATCCTAGTGATTTGATGCCTAGTCGAAATGTCGTACCATTTTATGAATTACCTCGTTATATTACTGGTAATTTACCTGTATTTCCTGCATATAATCGATTATCTCCTTCACCACAAGTCGTAAGAACATCGACTATCCAACTAAATCAAGTACCCGATAAACTAATAATTTTTGTGAGAAAAGCAATTGGTGACCAACGTTCTATCGATACCGATAGTTTTCTTTCTATTCAAGGTATTTCTATTAATTTTAATAACAGTTCTGGTATTTTAGCAAGTGCAACACAACAAGATTTATATAGATATTCAGTTGAAAATGGTTCTAATCAATCTTGGATGGAATTTAGTGGATCAGCAAATATGTATAATGCTGCAACTGGTGCTGGTTCATCAGTTCCTACATCTGGTTCTATGCTTGTACTTGAATTCGGTAAAGATATACAACTTGTTGAAGATTACTATGCTGCAGGTAGTCTAGGAAACTTTAATATCCAAGTAAATCTAACTGTTTTAAATCAATCTGCTTCTGCCTTGGCAAATAGTGAAATTGTTATGATTACTATGAATTCAGGTATTATGGTATTCGAACGCGGTACATCTAGTACTTACACTGGTATTTTGACTAAACAAGATGTATTAGATGCATCAAGCCAAGAATCATATACCAAAAGTGATGTGAAAAGAATGGTTGGTGGCGGATTTTTAGACACGCTGAAATCAGTATCTTCTAAAATATTGCCCAAATTACCAAGTCTTGTTAAAGCAGGCTTAAGTATGATGCCAAATAACCCCTATGCGAAAACTGGTGTTGATGTACTCGGTGCACTAGGCGCAGGACATTCAGGTGGTGGATATTCCGGCGGTGGTGGATCAGGTGGACGTCATAGATTAGATTCAAGAATTGAATAAAATATTAATTATTTATAATCATTATAATATTTATAATAATTATTTGGATGTATTTTTAGTTATAATTATTTTTTGATAATATTAATATTAAATTTATTTTCCATATTTTTAATAGATTTTTGTAATGTTGGTTTATTCCACAATATATATTTACTCCAAGTTCCAGCTTTATTTAAATCATTCCAGTCTTCATTAACTTGATGTCTTTTGATGTAATTTACTTTACGTTTAGGATCTTTATGAATAATATAATCTGAATATCCTTTAGCTCCAAAACTTATCGTATTATTAAGTATTGGATCAGTAATATCATATTTTTTAGTTGATTTTTTTGATGATGTTAATATTAATTTTTTTGGTGGCATATATATATAATATCTATAATTATTTATTTGTTATAATTTTTTTTCTAATATAATAATATAATAATGTCTCTTAATAATTTAGGAAAACTTTCAGGAACTATTTATCAACAAGATATAACATTAGCGCTTGGATTAGTAAATACAACGTTGGGAACTGTATCTAGTCCATTTTTAGGATGTTCTAAAATTTTAGGATATGCAACTAAAACTGCTGGTGGTAGTGGATTTCATCAAATCTCTGTAATTCCAAATGGTCCCGTCGCAATTGCAGATGTTTTAGCCGGTAGATGTCTCATTACAGCTGCATCAAATATTGCATCAGATACATCTACTTATACTATTTATTGGTGTAATTCTGGTTTTGCTTCTGTTGTTAGCACTGTAGATCCAGCTGCTGTAGGACAATTATGTCTATGTTAATATAATAATTAATTTAAATCTAAAATTAAATAATATAATATAAATTATCTATTTATATTATATATATGCCTTACGATAATAGTTATAATCGAAAATTGTCATCAATTATTTCGGATAATAATCGAAAATTTATTGAGAATGAAAGAAAAAATATGCAATTATTTCATCATAATTTAATGCCTTCACAATTTGGAAGTGCACAAAAAAATATGGAAGGTTCTGCAGTTCCTAAAGATTTAAATAATGATGTAATATATGGTGTTAATCAGGGTGTAAGAACTGTATATGGTGATGCGAGTCAATATGGTTCTAATTATGGTGAAAAATTAGATGGTGGAAATGGTTTTGCACGTGGTACACATATGGATACAGGATATGATAGAACTATAGGTGGTAAAAAAGGCGTAAGTGTTTATAAAAAATCTGGTGGTAAAAAAAAAGATAGTGATTCATTAAAATTAGTCAGGGGTTCTGGAACATCTGGTGGAAAAAAACGTGGCAGACCATCTAAAAAAAACATAGAAGGAGCAGGATTTATGGATGTTGTGAAAAATATAGCAAAAAAATTACCAACTGTTGCGAAAGTTGGTTTATCTATGATTGACAATCCAAAAGCACAGATGGCAGCAAATGTCTTAGAAACATTAGGAGCTGGTAAAAAACGAGGTAGACCATCTAAAAAAAACATAGAAGGAGCAGGATTTATGGATGTTATGAAAAATATTGCCAAAAAACTACCTACTGTCGCAAAAGTTGGATTATCTATGATTGATAACCCAAAAGCACAAATGGCTGCAGATGTTCTGGAAAAATTAGGGGCTGGAAAAAAACGTGGTAGACCATCTAAAAAAATGACTGGTGGTACTGAATTAGGATTACCAGATAGTTTAGCAGGTGGTAAAAAAAGAGGCAGACCATCTAAAAAAAAATTAGAAGGTGAAGGATTTTTTGGTGATATGTGGGATGGTATAAAAATGGTTGCAAAACCACTCGCAAGTGTCGCCAAAGTAGGTTTATCACTCGTACCATTACCACAAGCACAAATCGCCAGTCAAATACTCGATATGGCAGGTGCTGGTAAAAAGAAACGAGGTAGACCTTCAAAAATGTCGGGCGGACGTGCACTTGTACCAGTTGCAAATATGCAATCAAGAGTAGGTGGTAAAAAAGTAGGTGGTAATAAAAGATCAGAAATTGTAAAAGAAATTATGTCAGATAAAAAATTAAGTATGATAGAAGCATCTAAATATGTCAAATTACATAATTTATATAAACCATAATTATTATATATATATTTTAATTTATACATATTTATAAATTAAATATCTAAATATATTATATATAATTATGCTTAATCTAAGAAATCGTGATAATGGAAATGGTAGTACGAGACAACAAGAAATAAATGATGTTAATGACACATTTTTAAGGGCGAATAAACGTGTTTTTGAACGGGAAAAAGAATGGATTAATATTTTTCAAGATAGTATAAAACCTGATACGCAATTAGATATAGACGTTGCTAATTCTAATCAAAAAAATGTAGAAGGTTTAATTAATTTATTGGAAAAAAAGATAGATAATATAGAAGATATTATAAAAAATTCAACAGATTATGGATCAATAAAACATAGTGATAAAAATTTTGATATTATTATACATAATAGTGATATGATAAGAGATTATAATTCTTTGATACGATCTTATAAAAATCCATCCATATCTCAACAAACAAGAGAATCTATAAAAACTAATATACAAAATATTGTTCGGTATATCGATGCAATAGTATTTGGATTTCATAAAATTTTAGATGATGTATTTTTCAAATATAAATCAGTTCAAACTAGGACATTAGAACCTATGGAATTTAAAAATGATGTTCAAATTCAAGCTTTACCAAACAACATAAAATTATCGTATTTAGCCACATATAATATATCTAAATCTTATTTAAAAAGAGTATTATCTTCAATATCTTTATATATATTTATCCAAAAATCATTATTTAGAAATAATTTTAATTTAGTTACTTTAGATGATATAAATAATGAATTTAGCGATATGTTTGGTAAATTACCTGTAGACCAACGAGACTACGCTGAATTAATAATGCAAGACGATTTGATTACAAGTGCACAAAAAAATGCAGTAGAAAAACGACTCAGGTTGTTAAGAGAAGATCAAAATCTTCCTTTGTCTACTGAACAAACAACTGCTGTTATGCGTTCAATGTTTGGTAGACCATTTCTTGATGCAGATTTATCTCCCGATGAATTGGATGCACTCGAAAATATTTCAGAAATTAAAAAAGAAATATTAGAAAAAAAAAGTAAAATTGCTGAAACAAATATTTTACAGGGATTGCCTCCTAATTTGATACCTCAAAATATTTTACCTTTGGATACAGACATAGGAAAACAAAAACGAAAACAATACGATGAAGATTATACGATGCGTATAATAAAAAAAACAGAAGAAATAAATAAATTATTTGATGACAAAATTAGAAGTACTGGAGACAAATGTACCCCTAAAATAAATCAATTACATCCCACTATAATAACTGGTAACGACCCTGGTCAAATTAAACAAATTCAAGCAAAACAAGATGTAAAATATATAAAAAAAATATGTTATCAACTTTGGCATTTTAGTTTTATACATATGTACGAAAGACCTCCAAGTGTAGTAGAATTTCAAAATTATGAGGATAATACAAACCTAAAATATAGAGAAATTACCGATGCAATAATTAATGAAAAACGTGATAATGGTTTTAGAACAGCTGATAATCCAGATGGTGCTCGATTATTTAGAGAAGCTATATATAATGATTGTGAAGCTTATATTTTTGATACGGTTGATGAAGCACGACAATCAGAACAAATTACAATACAACGTGAAATACAACGCATATACGATGAACATCAAGAAAAATATAAAATGTCAGGCCAAGGAAAACCAAAATATAATAGATTTAATCATCGATTTTATGCAATGGATTATGACGATACAAAAAATGATAATTATTCTTATTAATATATATAAATTTTCAAATATAATTATATATGAATGTATTAGAAATTAAACAAAAAAATGAATATATTGATGATATAAAAAAAATTATGAATATATTAAAATTTAAAAATGAACAAATTGAATTAAAAGGTAGTTCATCATTAAAATCTCAACAATATTTTAGTGATTATGATTTTTTATCTAAAATACAAAGAAAATATAATCCTACTGAAATATATAATGAATTTAGAGGGATATTAAAATATATTTTAGATAGTGAAGAATTATATTTTATGGAATTAAAAATACAAACAATACATAATGAAAAATTTAGATGGTATCCTAATGATAATTTTACATTAAAAGATTTTTTAAAAAAATATAAAGATGTCGAATTTATAAAATTAGATATAATTGCAAGAATAATGAATAAATTTATCGCTGTAGAATGTATGTATAAAATTCCTAATAATATTAAAGAAAATATGACAAATATACAACGTAAAGATAAAATTAATGAAAATATTAATGATTTAAAAAAAGAAGGTAAATATTTTAAAGTATTAAAAAGATTAATGAATGTATACAGAAATGAACACAATGACAATAAAATTTTAATGTTATCTAACATATTTAATGGAAATTTAGGCGAATTGTATCAAAAGACTACAAATTTAGAAACTGTCCAAGATTTATTAAAATATTATGATGATCCTAAAACTCGCAAAAAAGTTGAAATAAATATGATGGATATAAATGAACCTATAAATATTAAAGATATAGAAAAAAAAATAAATATAAATAATAATATTTTAAATAGTGAAGCAAAAAAAATATTTAATAAATTATGATATAAAAAAATTTAATTAATATTTATTTAAAGAATTATTATATATTATAATTATATATAATATGGAAAATATGTTTATTCCCAATTTTACGATCATAAAACAAGAACAACAAAATATTGTTATTATTGACGATGATGATAATAAATCAATTAATTCTATTAAATCAGATAAATCAATTAATTCTATTAAATCAGATAAATCAATTAATTCTATTAAATCAGATAAATCAATTAATTCTATTAAATCAATTAATTCTATTAAATCAGATAAATCAATTAATTCTATTAAATCAGATAAATCAATTAATTCTATTAAATTAGATGAAGATACTGATACATCAGTTGTTGTTAATAAATCAGTTAAAATATATGATCAAAAACAATATAATAAGACTTTTATTGAAAAAAACGAATTAAAAATAAAAGAAAAACATACTTGTGATATATGTTGTGGATCATATACATATTATAATAAATCTAAACATTTAAAAAGTGTTAAACATATAAAAATGGTTGAAAAACTTAAATCTTTAGAAAAACCTAAATCTAAATCTAAAAAATAAATTTTGTTTATATATACATACTATATTTAAACTAATATAATATATTAAATACTTTATTTCAATATTTATAATTTTTGTTAATATATGATGACTTATTTAATATCAGGACTGGCAGGACTGGTTTTTCCAACCTTTCTTATGACAACCCGATAAATCAGTATCTCTTAGTAAAGGTTGGAAAAACCAGTCCTGCCAGTCCTGATATTAAATAAGTCATCATATATCAACAAAATCAATTATTCATATTAATTATAAAGATAAATTTATATAGAGAAACATAAAAAACACACAAAAAGATTATATAGATAATATTATTAATAAGTAAAATATATATAATATATAGTAAAATTATTTAAGTATAAAAATACTTAAAGAATTATTATCTATAGTAATAATATATATAGAATGACTGAAGAAATTACCTTTAACGGATATAAATCATTATCAACCACCACTAAAATATCATTTGATATAGAAGATATAGAATCAACTAATAACATATTCGAAGATGTTAATATGACAAATGGAAATAAATTAAGAATTTGGATTGATATAGATGGAAAATTAAAATCAGACGATTTAGATGAAGATGAATTTGTATCTATGGATAAATTAATTATAAAAAAATTAAAAACAATAAAAGATATATCATTAATATCTAGTTCACGTTATAATAGTGAAAGTTGGAAATATATCGTTAAAACAAAACAGACTATTTTAGATGAAACTTGCCCTAAATTAAGTTATAGAATTACATATATTAATGAATATTGTGATAACAAATCAGATATGGTTAATATCATTACAATTGAAAAACAGAAAGAACTAAAAGAATTATTTAAAGATACTGATATAACTATTGGTACATCTGATGAAATATTAAATATTGATACATCAGTATATAGAGAAGGTATGAGTAAAATGAGATGTGTAAATGCTTATAAATTTGTTCAACAAAAAAAGAGAATTAATAAACTTATTAAAGGTGAAATAGAAGATACTATTATTTCTTACATCCCAAAAGACGCAAAAAAATGCACATATTCTAAACCTATAACTAAAAAAATCGTCAAAAAAACTGTTAAAAAAGTAGTTGAAAGTGATAGTGATAGTGACAGTGAAGAAGATGAAGAAGATGATTTAAAAACAAAAAAATACTTTCAAAAAACTGAAGACAATTCAAAAACAAAACAGCATTTAATTGAATTGTTAGATGGATTAAAAAATAGAAGATGGACTGATTATGGTGATTGGATTAAAATATACTGTGTTTTTATTAATGAAAATTTAGATATTAATATATTTAATAAATATAGTAAAACATCTGATAAATATAATAAAGAAGATAATATAAATATATTAAAAAGTATTAAAATATGTGAAGGTTATAAATATGCAACATTATATCATATGTTAAAAGAAGATGATATTAAAGTATTTAATAAGTTACAAAAAGAAAGACAAGATATATGGAAAATAATAGAAAATGTAAATCATCACGATTTTGCAAAATTATATTATTCATTAGTTCCACATAAATATATTAAAGATGGACAACAAAAAAAAAACAATGGTTGGTATGAATATAATAATAAAAATATTATTATGCCAAGAGAAGATGTTCCTGCATCTTTATTAAATGATTTATCAAATAAATTACAAACTTATATTATTGAAGTCAGAAATGTTATATTACCAAAAGACGAAAAATATAAAATTAAAATGGGTTTAATAACTAAAGCATATAATACATTAGGTACTTGTGGTTTTATTGAAAGTACAATTAAATTTTTAACATATTTATATACTGTTGATGATGTTAGTAAACTATTTGATTCAAAACCTCATTTATTTGCATTTAAAGATTATGTTTATGATATTAAATTAGGAACATTTAGAGATATAGAACCAACTGATTATATTACTGTTACAACTGCTTATAATGCTCCAGTAAAAAAAGATAAAAAAGGTAATTTTACATTCAAAACATCCAAAGATATGAGAACAAAAATCAATAAATTAATTACCAGTATTTTTGAAAATGATGAAATGGAAGAATATTATAAGATAATTACAGGCTTATCTATATTCACTAATAAATTACAATCTGTTTATATTCATACAGGTTCAGGTGGTAATGGTAAAGGTATATTATCAACTATTATTATGACGTGTTTAGGTGATTATTATTTAACTGCAGAAAATACATTTTTAAATTCTTTCCCAAAAGAAGATAGGGCAAACCCTACATTAACAAAAGCAAAAGGAAAAAGATATTTATCTGTTTCAGAACCATCAGACAGCAAAGAAACTCCTTTTAATATACCATTCTTAAAATCACTTTCTGGTGGTGATAAATTAACAACAAGAGATTTAAATAAATCAAATTTTTCATATATGCCACAATTCACAGTTAATGTACAATGTAACTCAAAACCTAAATTAGGTAACAAGATTGAAAAAGCACTAGTTCGACGATTTAAAATATTGTTATATCCTTTTAATTTTGTTGATAACCCACAATCTAAAAACGAAAGACAAAGAGATTATAATTTAACTGATCTTATTACAAAAGATGAATTTAGAGATGAATTTATGATTATGTTAATTGAAAAAGCACACGAATATTATAATAAAGATTATGCAAAAGATATTATTATTCCTTCTATTGTACTTGATGAAACAAAAGATTATATTGATGAAAATAACTATATGAAAGATTGGATTGAACAAGCTTTAGTAACATCAAAAGATATTAAAGATAGAATTAAAACAACTGAATTACACAGATTATATAACGAATCTGAATGTGCAGAAGTTCAATTAAATAGTATGGATGCAGTAAAATGTATGACATTTAACGGTTTTGAAATAAAAAAAATTGGTGGTGTTAAATATTATATTAACTGTAAATTCAAAGATGTATTCGAAAAAGATTTCTCAAAAAGCGCTTTTTCAAAAAGTGAATCTAATTAACTTATTTTATTAATAATATATTAAAATATATATTATTGATTATGTTATTATTAAAATTAAATATCTATATATAATATATATTATGTCATTAAATTTTGATAAGATAGGTAGAAACCTTGCAAGAATAGAAGGCGGTAAATTAAATAATAAAATTGTGAGTGTTCATACAGAAGATGATGATGATATAAAAAAAAGTTTTCAAAAATTAAAATTAACAAACAACAGTAAATTTCAACAAGTTCCAGATATTACAAAAGAACGAGAAATATGTTATATTACAGGTGCAAGTGGTAGTGGTAAAAGTACTTATTGCGCTAATTATATTAAAGAATATAAAAAAATATTTAAAAAAAATAATATATATGTATTTTCTGCTTTAAAAGACGATGAATCTCTGGATGTAATAAGTCCAAAAAGAATAAAAATTGATGAAAGATTAATATCAGATCCATTATCTGTTGTTGATTTTTCTAATTCTTTAGTAGTTTTTGATGATATAGATGTAATATCAAATAAATTATGGCGTAAAGCAGTATATCAAATATTGAATGAAATTTTGGAAACAGGACGACATTATAAAGTTAGTTGTTTAATTACAAACCATCTACCAACAGCTAGAGATGATACTAAAAGAGTATTAAATGAGTGTCATAGTATAACATATTTTCCACATAGTGGAAATGCATCTTCTTTAAAAAGATTACTTACTGAAATAGTTGGAATTGAAAAAGAAGATATGAAAAAAATTAAAAAAATGAAATCAAGATGGGCAACCATATATAAAAATTATCCACAAATTGCAATGACAGAACAAGACATATGGATTTTGGCCGATGAAGATGAATAAATTATTTATGTTCATTAATACAAATTGCAATTAATTGTTTTTTTGCTTGTGTTTTAGTTAAAGGTTTTTTAGAAAAACATTTTTTAATATCATCTACTTTACAAACTTTATAACCTTTGTTATTTATTTTTTTTATAAAATATGGCATTATATATTATAAAAAGATATTATTTATTATGAAGTTATTGACATAGGGATTGCCATTTCTACATCATTCAGATGTCTTATACTTTGTTCTCTTTCAACATTTCGTTGAACTGATAAACCATCTTTACAACTGAACTTAAATGATGAACATTTAGAAGCAAAACATATAGATGTGATCTTATATATCAACGCTCCTCCTACAATTATTATTGTACTAATTATAATATTATCTACCATATACTATTAATATACATATTAATAATTTTATATTTTATCAATAAGTTGAGCTACAATTTCATCATAAGAATTACCAGACTCTTTTTTAATACTGTACATTAATTTATAATATTGTTCTAAATCTCTATCACAATCCATCAAATTTTTAACAAAAAATGTAGCGTGTCTTCCACAACTATTTATATCGTGATCTTTATTTTCACTCTGATATTTAATAGGATTATAGTTTACTAAATAAGGACATTTATTAAAAAGTTTGCTTAAAAGTTTTTTATCTTGATGTAATTTGATATTTACGCTTTTAGGCATCCAATTTAATGGATTATCGACTTTACCTCCATAACTATCAAAATAACTAATAACTATTTTATTATCTTTAGTTGTATGTTTTGTCGTCGCAGTCCAATGTCCTTTATTTGGAGAATCTTCATATAAAATAAATACAAAATCTTTTTGTTTTGGTAATAATTCATCAATTGAATTATATTTCTCTAGTTCATTATATTTTATTATTTTTGCATTTGGCAGATAATATCTTATATCATCGTCACCCATTGGATGATCAATTATATATTCTGTTTCATCATCTTTATCACTAATAAATTTATTTTCCATATATAATAAAATTAGATTTTTATTTTTTATTAAATATAAAAATCTAAGTTATATATATATATATGTCATTCAATGTTAACACTAGATTAAATAATTTGCAACAACAGATAAATGTTATTGCTAATAAAGGTTTGACTAATCCTTTGGAAGAAATTATGGACGCTGCCGGATTTACTATCGAAAATGTAAATATTATTGATGGTGGTAATAATACCATTAATCTAAAAACTAATAATGTAAATGGTATTATTATTGATAATAATGTTAATATTGATGCAGATTTAACAGTAAAAACACTATATTATAGTGAACTAAGGCCACCTATATCATCAGGCGGAATAACGTACACATTAATGAATAATACTACAGAAACATCTGGGGGGAATTTTGTTATGCTTTATAATAATCCAAATGTTGGATTTTATTCAAATCAATCAATACAATATCCTACATTATCAGCAGATATTGCTTATTCAGTTAATGATGGATCTAATTCATTATATTTCGGTTTGTCAACTGATGGTTCAAAATTTAATATACAATATGGAATATTTTTTTATCCAGGTACTGGACAAATTTTTAGAATTGTAAATGGTGTTGAAAGTGGAAGTATAAGTTATACATTAATAAATTTATTAGTAAAAATAATAAATTATGGATCATTATTAAAAGTATATATTAATGGTACTGAAACTCCAGAACTTGAACAGACAATTCCGGTAAATCCATATTATTTGCAATGTGGTGGATATGTAGGTACAACTACAACTGCTACAGCAGATAATGTAACATTTATTATTAATCAATCTGAAACACTTTCTGAAGTGTTATTAAATGGAAATGATGGTGGTGGAAATAGTATTACAGGTATTAATGATTTAACATTGACAGGAGTTTTAAATTATGTAACTTTAAATCCCCCCATTACAGGAGGTGGTGAAAACCTTACACAGACATTAACAATTGGTAATAGTGCAGGTAATTTAGATATTATTGATATTAAAGATTTAACTTGTACTCAACTAAATTACACAACTTTAAATCCCCCCATTACAGGAGGTGGTGAAAACCTTCAACAAACACTCACACTTGGTAATAATGCAGGTAATTTAGATATAATAGGTGTTAAAGATTTAACTTGTACAACTTTAAATTATACAACTTTAAACCCCGCAATTGTTACAGAAAATCTACAACAAACTCTGACAGCAGGTAATTCAGCAGGCGGTTTAAGTATTACTGATGTAAATGCTTTAACTTGTACAACTTTAAATTATACAACTTTAAACCCCGCAATTGTCACGGAAAACCTACAACAGACTCTGACGGCAGGTAATAGTGCAGGTGGTTTAAATATTACTAATGTAGGAAGTCTTTCAGGTGCATCAATTAATATGACGGGTAGCATATATTGTGATGGTGCTTTACAAGTTGGAAATAGTACAAATAATGTATCTGCTTTATTATTGTTATATGGTGATGGGACAACATCCGGTAGTAATTATCAGATTATTTCTTCAGGTGATGTATTATCAATACAACAATATAAACCATCAGGTCCATCACCATATAATGAACCTATAAGCATCAATGATAATAAATCTATAATATTTCAAACAGGAAATATGTTATTAAATAATTCAATTATGTTAGATAGTCATTATAATCAACCAATGTATAAACAAATATTTAATAATTTAAGTGGAAATATTGCAAATACAACAATACAAACTTTTTTATTTAATGTTCCGATTTATACAAAACTTAATAATTATGATTATGGAATAAATTATGGTGAAATATTATTTAGTTATTTATCTATGACTTTTACATCGATTACAGCATTTCCAACCGGTTTAACGGCATCTGTATATTTAGCAAGTTCAAGCACAAGTTTCAATAGTGCAGTATCTAATAAAATAACTATACCAATAAGTAATACATCAGGATCAGCAAATTATAATTTTGTTTCATCTATACCAATTATGTTTTATTACAATAATACAACTAATTTTAAAACATTATATTTATGTTGTTCTTTTAGTTCAATTTCTATTAATTCTTATACACTAAGTTTTAATGGAAATGGTGTTATTACGGGATCTGTGACTGGTGTGAATACTGGCACAATAACTTTAAATACTTAATTTAATTTAAATATATATATAATTTTATATATATATATAATATATGGAAAAATCTGGAAAATATGCTTTACATATTGTTATAATAAAAAAACCAATAGATATTGATGAAGCTAAAATCAAAGCACAAGAAATTATAAGTGATAAAAAAAAAAAATATTTCAAAGAATTAAAAAAAAGTTACAGATTTAGAAACTTACCAAAAGGTCATTTTATACCTAAAACTTTTACAACAATTAAAATAAACAAAGAATTATCTATTATTGTAGGTGAATTAAAACCGGATTACGAACATTTAGAAGGTTCAGGTATTCTTGATTTTTTTAAAAAAGGTGTTAATGTTGTAAAATCAAGTACACAAAAAGTTATGAATTTTATTAAACCACGATCCGATAGTTATAATAATACTAGTCAGAAAACTTTAGATCAATATGGAAATTTACCCATAAAAAGTTTAATGATTTGTAGAACGCCAATATTAAAAGTTATCGATACTGTTCTTAATTTTATTTCATTAGGAAAATTTGCAGAATTGAAAAAAAAATATGGATTTGATCAATTATATCATTTACAATTAGTTGCAAATGTCGGGGGGAAAAATATAGTTATAGAAAAAAATGAAGTTATTAATATTAACACATCTTTTAAAAATGATAAAAATACTGAAACTTATCCTATTAATCTTAATAAAGAATTTACTATTAATGATATGTTAAATAAAGGATTAGAAAAAGTCGGTAATCATTTATGGTTTTCATATGATGCATTTCATAATAATTGTCAATATTTTATTAAGTATTGTTTAGAAGGAGTTAATTTATTTTCAAATGAAGCAAAAAACTTTTTATTTCAAGATATTAAAGAACTTGCAAAAGAAATGCCATCTTATGTTAAAAAAACTGCAAATGTTGTAACAACTACAGGTGCAATTGTTAATAAGTTAACAGGCCAAGGAGAACCCACAGAATGTGAATGTGGGGGTAATAAATTATCTGCTTATATTTTATCTAAAATAGATGATAAAAAAAAATTAATGTTATTAAAAAAAATAGAAAAAGATTTTTATGATTATGTTATGGATAATTGTAAACCCACAAAAAAAGGTGATTATAATTTAGATAAAGCTTTTAGTGAATGGAAAAAAGATAAAGATAATATTTTGGATAAATTAATATAAAAATTATAATATTTTAATTATGATTTTTATTTATAAATAATATTTATGATAAATATTTATGATACTACTTGTAATTGGAATTTGTTTACATTTTGCACTGCATTAATAGAAAATGCATTAGATAATGATGCATTATTCATATAATATAGACAAGCCATTGCAGTTGCAGTACCAGCATTCGCATCATTTACAGCATAGTTAGTAGGATCACTGGTTCCGAAAAGGAAAAAAGAGCAATATAAAATAACAATTCGTGGATTGCCAGATGCAGGAGATGACATAATACCACAAGCATTTACATTGGATGATTTACCAGTAGTAGAACTATATATAAATCCACAGTTTTGGAATGTATAAATACCAGATACTGTTGCAGTAATTAATACAATAGGTAGAACCATTGCACCTACATTAGAACATTCAAATTTACAGTTAGTAATAGTATCACAAACAGCAGTTCCAGATAGTTTAATACAACTTTGTAAACCTTTCGCATTAATAATCACATTATTCATTGTAAGTGATGCACCAGATCGAACATCTAATAAAGGTAAAACAGATGAACCATTTTGAGAATTTAACATACTATCTGTAATCCTTAATCTTGACGTTAATACAGGATTGTGAATAACTGATTGATTTGCAGAATATATATACACATTTGATAAGTTTAAACATACATCACCTTCACTGATATTATCAATATAACCATTAATTAATACACCAGAAATATTTACACAAGTATTAAATAAATCACCAGTTGTCGGTACATTAACGGTTACAGTACCAGTAATACAACATCCAACACCATCTTCAAAAACCGATTTACCTAAACCTCTAATATAACATTTTTTTGTGATGGTAATATTTTCTGTATAAGTACCATTCATAAGTTGAATATAATAATAAGTTCCATCATAATTTAGGTTTATATAATCAAGTGCTTGTTGAATAGTTTTATAAGGAGCTAATATTGATCCATTCCCCAACAGAAATTCAGTATTATTAGAACAATATATAATTTTATCATTTCTTTTTTTTGGTAAAATTATATCTGACTGTAACAGACCTAGACCGCCACTTATGCTCATTTGACACATTCCAGCTGAATACAGATCTAATGGATCGTATGCCAATACTTTCACACTACTTATCGAATTGTTACACTCTATATTTCCATTTACAGTTACATATCCATATTGTGAAGTTGGATTATTTATAATTAATGCAGGTATTTGCGGTTCTACTGTACTTGCACCATATGATAAATTGATTTTTTGTTCAACATCTGATTCATTAACAATATTGCAATTAAATTGATCTACAATATCAACATTAGTTATGCTATTACCATCCATATTAACTGAACTTACTGCACTAAAAGACGACCACTGACTCACATCATTTTTATCATCGCCCCAATAACATACACCATTAACATCTGTTTTTAGAACTTGTCCTTCAGATCCAGTACCATTAGTAGTTGTAGATAATTTATTTACTTTTTTTAAATCTTTATCGTTAATATCTACATCTTGACTTGCTACATATGATGCCCATTGTGATACATCGGAGTTTAAATCATCACCCCAATAACATCCACCATATTGATCAACGTGTAATGTTTGACCAGCCGTTCCAAAACCCGATGCAGTTGTACTAAGTTGATTTAGTCGTAACAGTGAGCCGTCGTGAATATCCAACTGTCCCATTAAGTCTATATTTCCATTGACACCTGTTGCCGGAATTAATGTTTGAACTGATAAACCAGCATCACACACCATAACACTTGCATTTAGTTGAGTTACGACGAGATTACCACTAACCCCGCTTAAAGTTAAACTATCGTCTACACTGCTTAATATGTGCCCTGCAATAGTAGAACTTACAGTACTATTTAAAGTACTCACTTGCATATAACTTGTATTAAATGACATTCTAATAATATATATTTAGATAATAAATTTATATTTTATTTAATTTTTGATCTATATTATACGTATTTTATGTAATATATATACTTTTTTATAATAAATATATAAATTTATATTAATTTATTGATATATGATGACTTTTTTGATAAGCAGGACTGGCAGGACTGGTTTTTCCAACCTTTCTTATGGCGACCCGATAAACTAGTATCTCTTAGTAAAGGTTGGAAAAACCAGTCC